AACGAAGCTCTAGGCGGGGAGACTCGTGAAGAGTCTAAAGCTCGTCGGGAAAAAGCTAAGGAAGCAGCACCTAAGAAAATGCGTTCTGGTGGCACCGCTTCTTCTCGTGCTGATGGCTGCGCACAGCGTGGTAAAACCAAAGGAAGGATTGTCTAATGGACATCTTAAAAAACGCTGCTCAGAACTTAAAATCAATTGGTTTTGGGGCAGCTGTTCCTGAGTTACGTGATAAATTAATGAGTGTAGTCGGTGCTGGTGAAATTGCCAATGACGAAGAAATGCGACGTATTGTGCAAGAAGAATTAAACGCCGGCAGAAAAGTGCCTGGTATGAAAAAAGGTGGCAAAGTTAAATCTGCGTCGCAAAGAGCAGACGGTTGCGCCATTCGTGGAAAGACAAGAGCATGAGAGCCAGCCGTGGCATGGGCGCCATTTCTCCTTCAAAGATGCCTGGGGCTAAGAAAAAAGCTCGCAGGGACGATACTGACTTTACCCAGTACAAAGAGGGTGGCAAGGTGTCTAAGGTTAACCAGGCTGGTAACTATACGAAGCCTGGTATGCGCAAGTCTTTATTTGAAAGTATTAAGAACTCGGCTACGCAAGGTACTGCGGCGGGTCAATGGTCTGCTCGTAAGGCGCAGTTGTTAGCTAAAAAATACAAAGAAAAGGGTGGGGGCTATAAATAATGGCCTTTATCTGGGATTGGATTTGGGAGAAATTAAGTGGCGTTAGCAAAACCTCAGCGCAGCCTCAAAGCTTGGACCAAGCAGGAATGGACAACCAAGTCGGGGAAAAAGTCGTCCGAAACAGGCGAAAGGTACCTGCCAAAAAAGGCAGTACAAGCGCTAAGCCCAAGCGAGTACGCAGCAACGACAAGAGCAAAACGAGCCGGAAAAGCCCAAGGAAAGCAGTTTGTCCCGCAGCCTCCAAAAATAAAGCAAAAGGTAAAGCCGTACCGAAAGGTTAAATAATGTCCACTACAGGAACAAGTACCTTCAATCTAGATATGAACGACCTCATTGAGGAGGCGTTTGAGCGTTGTGGCATGGAGTCCCGTTCTGGATATGACTTTAAAACCGCTAGACGGTCATTGAACTTACTCACCATTGAGTGGGCTAACCGGGGGATTAACCTCTGGACTATTGAGCAACGGCAGTTTGTAATGAATACTGGGCAGGCTATTTACCCCATGCCCGTAGATACCATCGACATCCTTGACGCCGTTACCCGCTTAAATAACGGTGCTGGCAATAACCAAACGGATATTAACCTTAGCCGTATAAGCGAGTCGACTTATATAACTATTCCTAATAAGAACGCTACTGGGCGCCCTATTCAGATGTGGATTAACCGTCAATCTGGAGAAACCCCTGTAATTGCGCAGACTACAGTTGCTGCTGGGCAACCCATTACATCTACTACCCAAACTACTATTACGCTGACTAATGCAGCTAACCTGCCAACCCAAGGCTTTATTAATATCGGCGGAGAAACCATCGGGTACCAGAATATCGTAGGGAATCAAATTGTTAACGCTTGGCGGGGGCAAAATGGTACGACCGCTACAACCCATTTGGCTGGGGCGGATGTTTATGTAAACAACCTACCTTGCATTAATGTATGGCCCACCCCTAATCCACCTGGAGATCAGTACACCTTTGTGTATTACAGGATGCGCCGTATTCAAGACGCTGGTACGGGCGTGCGTACGCAAGATATTCCGTTTCGCTTTATCCCCTGCATGGTTGCAGGGTTAGCTTATCAGCTAAGTATGAAGATACCAAATGTGGATCCAGGCAGAGTGCCGATCCTAAAAGCCGATTATGAACAGCAGTGGATGCTTGCTGAGCAGGAGGATAGAGAAAAGGCCCCAGCTCGGTTTGTCCCACGCAATATGTTTTATTACCGTTAACATGCCATGCCAAATAGATTTGCTTCTGGAAAATATGCAATTGCTGAGTGCGACCGATGTGCGCAACGGTATAAGCTCAAGGATTTACGGATTCAGACGCTTAAAACCAAGCCATATCGTGTCAAAGTTTGCAAAACTTGTTGGGATCCTGACCATCCTCAGCTTCAGCTGGGTATGTATCCAGTTAATGACCCGCAAGCTGTGCGAGATCCAAGACCAGATGTCAGCTATTTTGTTTCGGGGCAGAGTGGTCTACAGTTAAATTTAACTGGTGGGCCTACTGAAGAAGGTTTTGGTTATGCAGAATTGGGTAGCAGAATTATTCAGTGGGGCTGGAACCCAGTAGGTGGTGCAAGGGGTCCAGATGCGGGGTTAACCCCAAATGACTTGGCACCAGCAGTAGTAGTTGGTACAGTAACGGTAACGACAACATAGGAGTTGAAAATGTACAAAAAAAGCGCAGACGGAATCACCAAAAAGGGTAAAACCGATGCAAAGGTATACCCTAATGATGGACCTAGTGTGGTCCAAAAAGGACCTGCTCATGGTAAGCAGTCTTTGGGCAAAGCAATGAAAGCTATGGGGCGCAATATGGCTCGTACTATGCTGCAAAAGCACTCTGGAAGAGGTCGATAATGGCTAAATATTCTATGAAAAAGAACGGCAAAGAAGTAGGACCTGCTGAACTCTACGCTGCTCCACATACGATGGACGGCGGTGATACTAGCGTTAAGACTTACCAAAAGACTGAGCCAGGAAAAGATGCCATCAATAAGATGAACATGTCTGTTGGCGGATATAGTAAGGGCGACTATGCTCCTGAGAACCCATACGGTGTTGGTGAAATGCGTGGTTATGGCGCTGCCACTAAAGGCCGTAAGATCAGCGGGAAAATGGGCTAATGAATTACGCAGAGTTAACGCAAGCGATTATTGACTATTCTGAGTCTGATGAGCAGACCTTTGTAGATAATATTCCTCGTTTTGTCCAGCAATGTGAAGAACGGATTTATAACGCCGTTCAATTACCAGCTATTCGTAAAAATCAGATTGGTAACTTCACTCAGGGCGACAAATACCTTGCGTTACCTAATGATTATTTAGCCTCATTTTCAATGGCTGTTATATTGGCTGACGGCACTCAAGAGTTTTTAATTGATAAAGATGTTAACTTTATTAGACAGTCTTATCCAAACCCAACCGATGAAGGTGTTCCTCGTTATTATGCTCAATTTGAGCCCTATACATACATCATCGGACCTACCCCAGATGATAACTACCAAGTAGAATTGCATTATTACTACTACCCACAGTCTATCGTTACCGCTGGAACATCTTGGTTAGGTGATAATTTTGAAACTGTATTGTTGTATGGTTCGTTAAGAGAAGCCGTGATCTTCCAAAAAGGGGAGCAAGACATGGTTAGTTACTACGAACAAAAGTACCAAGAATCCTTAGCGTTACTTAAAGATTTGGGTGACGGTAAAGATAGACGTAGTGCATACCGTGATGGACAACTTAAACTCCCAGTGCCTGGGCCTGTTAGATAATTTAGGAGCAACAAATGGCAATTACTCAAGCAATGGCGACCTCGTTCAAGGTTCAACTCTTGAATGGGCAGCACAATTTCACATCCAATACATTTAAATTGGCTTTATATACAAGTTCAGCTACTTTAAATGAAAACACCACTGCTTATACAACCAGCAATGAAGTAGCATCAGCTGGTAACTATAGCGCTGGTGGGAATACTTTAACCGTATCTGTGACCCCTACTAACTCTGGAAACGTAGCGTATATCTCGTTTTCCAATACTTCATGGGCCAATGCAACAATTACCGCTAACGGTGCTTTGATTTATAACTCCAACCTAGCAAATGCAGCAGTATGCGTATTAGCTTTTGGCGGTGACAAAACATCTACTAATGGTACTTTTGCTGTGAACTTCCCAACTGCTGACGCAACCAACGCAATCATTCGTTTGACAGCTACCTAATTTAGGGAGGCCAAATGGCTTTGGTTTTAAAGGACAGAGTACGGGAGTCTAGTACTACTAGCGGTACAGGGTCAATTACACTTGGTGGTGCTTATACAGGCTATCAAACATTTAATTCTGCTATAGCTAGTGGTTCTACTGTTTACTACACAATCCATAATACTACCTCGCCAAATGACGGCGAATGGGAAGTAGGTGTAGGCACGTTTACAGCACCCTCAACGCTTAGCAGGGATACTGTCCTTTCGTCTTCAGCAGGGGGCACAACTAAAGTTAGTTTTACAGGTTCAAGCGTTTTAGAGGTATTTGTTACCCAGCCAGCCGAGCAAGCTGTTTATATTAATGAGGCAACTGGATTTGTAGAAGCGTTTGGCAATGGTACAAACACAATATCTTTTACAGATATAAACACGGCAAATTTAACCGCCAACACGGT